TTTCCTTTTTTAGCCATACTCCCTACGGAATCGAATTTTTAGATGAGCAGATTGTCCTTGCAAAGCCTTTCCCTCTCGGTAAACCTGAAACTTTAATCTAGTTTCCCATTCCCTCAATTCAGTAAGATCAGCGCGGGTAAACTCTCGCTCACCGATTTTATATTCTTGCCCGCTAGTCAAAACCGATTGAATTGCCGTTCTGACTTGAGCCAACAACCTCTCAGATTCCGTTGCCGGATCATAACTATTCAAACTCAGAAAGTTGGGTTCAACCTTTATTCTACCCGTGCCAATAGTTTCCCGATTTCCGTCCACTGTTCGGTAGGCTTGCCAAGAATAAACTCCAGAGGGCAAACTCCCGGAGTCGTCTGAAGTGATAACAGTAACAAAATTATTATCCTCGATCGTCGCCGTAAGATTCAAAGTAATGCCTACGCCCCGAATCGCCCACGACAAACTTCCCTCTGTTAAGGGGTCAATCCAACGAACATAATCGCCGGCGACAATTTTCTCAGGGATTCCGAGCATAGGACAACTCTCACTTTTCTCACTTCTATTATCTTAATTCTAAATTCCTAATTAGCTCTCTAATCACCTCAGTTTTGGTTCTTTTCGCTTTCTTGCAGTAATTTTCCAAGATTGCCAGTTCGTTGTCTGGAATCTTAACCGTTAAAGTATAAAGTTGACTTGCCATTACTTCCTTTTTAAGTTATAATAGAGTTATTCTAACTTACCCCACTATCTCATGCCGTATTTTGTTAAATTTCAGTGCAATCCCATTGACTACGCTAGTGAATTAGTTTTTAAAGAATTGCTTGTAAAGGAAATTTGTATTACTATTACTCCCGAATTAGCTGAAAAATCTGGCAAATTTGATGATACTAACTTTATTTGGGTTGATATCTTGCCCCAGATTTTTGAAAAATTTGTTATTACTCACTCAAACACAGACTACACAAGTCAAACAATTGACATAGACAAATTACTGGAATATTGGAAATCTGTAAAATTTCTCTCAACAATTCATTCATTTGAAAACACGAACTATGTGGCTTGATAATTAAAACACATCAAAATAGTCTTTGCTTTCTTGGAACCCCCCTTCCAAGAATTTTTCATTTTTACCACTTTTAAAAGTCGGGTACAGGAGTCGAACCTGCTATTGAAAGCTTATGAGACTTTCGTGATAATCCGTTTCACTCACCCGGCATCATTCATTATACACTAAACTTATCTTTATCCCTTGCACTCTTTAAAAACCTTGCTAAAAACCGAAACCCCAACCGTGACCCACTAAAATTAGGGTCTTTATAAACAAAAGTTTTAGCCAAATCATCCTGAATAACTTTTATCAATTGATAAGCCATAATTAAAATAGGGCTAATTGTAATGGAGAATTATGTACTGTTTCCTCTGGTTCCTCTATCGGTTCATCTGGAATATGTTCTATAGGTTGGTTCAATCTATTACAGGCTATTCGATAATATTCTAGTTCTTTCTCGATACAGATATAATTTCTACCTAATTCTTTGCAAGCTAAAGCAGTAGTGCCAGAGCCACAAAAAGGGTCTAAGACTGTCCCACCAGGAGGAGTCGTTAGCTCAATTAGTCGCTTTACCACTTCTATCGGCTTTTGCGTGGGATGTTGAAACTTGACCTTATTATTTCTATTGGTGTGAGTAGGAGGTAAAAAACTCCAAACATTAGTAAAATTCACAGTATCGGGCGATCTAGCCCCGATTGGCTTTATACGCGTATCAAACCTACCTTGATAAGTTTCTTGGGACTTACCGTTATGCACCCAGGGGTTGATATTACCTTTTAATCTGCCTTTTAAATCTTGTAAATGTCTTTGAATAGACTCAATACTAACAACATCAAATAAAATCCCCGGAACCTTAACATCTTCGTATTTCCCCTTTGTATTGAAATAATTTACTCCTTTATGCTTATAGACGAAAATGCTTTCATGGCTTCTTTGCAAGCCATTGCATTGGGTTACTTGCCTTTTAATCCAAGCGATATGATCCTTGTACTGCATTACCTGGGAAGCTTCATTAATCCAATTAACCATTGTTGGCATTTGTCCAAAAAAGCAATAAAAGCCATTAGTAACTCGTTTTACTTCTCTGGTAAATAATGGAATATCAATTATAGAATCCCATTTAGCTAATCCAATGCCATAGGGCGGATCAGTTATCACGGCATCTATTGAATTATCAGGAATTTGTTGTAAAACGTCAAAACAATCACTGTGAATAATTTGATTAAACATTCGTAAATTAAAATAATGTTAGTTGATTAGTGTTTTTTTCAAAATTAATTATAAAGATTAAGATGATAAGCCATAATTACCAACCCTTAACAAACCCTGACCCGCGCCGTGACCGTTCCTTAACAGGTTTCTTGATTTCCCGTTCTGTTGGTTCAATTTCCTCAGTAATTGCGGGGAATAATTGCGATTCTAACTTATCCCAATCAATCCTCGCAATGCCCACAGAAACCGCCGCAGCATAGGCATAAACCAAACAATCAAGCGCCTCATTCCGATTGCGAATCTGAATCCACTTTCTCCGGTGTTGGCCATTGACCATCGTGCTAACCACCTTTTCCGCCGTCAACTGCTCGAAGTATTCCTCATCTATCTGGGGAAAGTGAAAATATCCCGGCCCCGGTTCAATCAACTTTAATCGTGAAAAAACAGTAGATTTAATCGTATCGGTCCCGATGGGCCAAACCGCGACCCCTTTCTTAATAGTTTTACCCCGATAATTAACATCAATCAAAGAAGGTCGAGAAATCGGCGGTTTCCACAAAGACGACGACCCCTTAACAGCATAAATCTTAGAACGCACCCGGACATAGTTGTACACCGTCTGAGCCGCATACCCAGTATCGATCGCCGCTAAAGTAATTCCCAACTCTCCTAACTCGTGGCTATAAGTGGCATTAAGCACAGCATCAAGTTCATGCCAGACCTTTTCCTGATCAGGATTACCAAACAACTCAGTATGATAAATTAACCAAGCCTCCTCTTTCCGACCCCACCCCCACACCGAAACCGCTAACCGATTAGCTTGCACATCAATCCCGGCCGTAAGTACCAGCGCACCCCGGGGAACCGAGAGCGGGTGATAGGGTTCTCGACGGGTAAACAGATTGCGCCACAGCAACCCTTCCCCACTGCCATCGTCGTAAGGCAATCCTAAAGAAGTATTCCAGAAAACCTTGAGTAACTGCGGATCATCCTTTGCTTCCAGATAAGCCCGCACCACATCAGCGAAAGACCGCCATGGCGAATACAACTCCGAGAGATGGAAACCAGCGATCGAGCTTCCCAGATTAGTTTGTACCCAACGACCCTCAGCTAAAAAAGTAGGTTTATGCGCGTCCGTAATCTTGCCAAAACAAGAAACGCATTCATACCACGCCTCAACCTTATCGCTTGATTTACTCTTTTCCCATTTCACCCGCTCCCAAACCAACGGCTGTAACTTTTGGCAGTGGGGACAAGGCACATGGTAAATCCGTTTATCCGATCGCTCCCAGTCTTTTTCAATGCGAGAAATCCCCTTAATCGTTGGGGTAGAAACTTTGACGATGACCCGATTCCAGAAAGTAGCAGAACGCTTAATAGCCAAATTTACAGGATCACCCTCAGACCCCGCCGAAGGAGGAAACCGATCCACTTCATCAAAAAGTAGCACCCGAATGGGACGGCTTGCCAAGCTTGCCGGGGAGTTAGCCCCCGACAAAGTGAGATGACCACCCGGGAAGACTTTATGTAAAATCTCATTCCCCGAATCTCGCATCCGGCGATCTTTGACCAATCCCGACAAAGCAGGAGAATCCCTCAGCATCGTGGCAATTCTATCCTTACTAATTGCCTCGGCCATTTCGATCGTTGGCTGCACCATCATTATGGGAGCCGGGTCTTGGTGCATAAAATACCCAATGGTGTTAAGTACCGCTTCCGTCTTCCCCGTCTGTGCCGAAGCCATAACCACCACCTCTGGAACCGTGCCAATGGTTTCCAGAATCTCTCGAAGATAGGGAACCCGCGATGTTCTCCACTTCCCTGGCTCCGCCGAAGCCTCTGGGGAAAGATATCGGAATTCATCAGCCCAATCAGAAATTTTCAGTACCGGCGGAGGCGGCCAGACCGATTCAGATACCTTAATTAATAATTTCTTGGGATTCCCCAGATTCCACTTCAAAACTTTTACTTAATTCCCACAAAACCTCATATATTGCCGATTTTAACCGACTTTCCACAGCGATCGGATCATTTGTAATCGCTAATTCCGGTGCTAACTTACTCGGAATAGCCAACAACC